GTTGGCGGCACCAGACGTGACGAGCGCCGAACTGATGCAGAACCCGTGCAACTTGTGCGGGGGCGGAATCACGCATCCGGGGCACGAGCCGGGAAAGCAATCGCCGCAACTCGGATCGGGTTCAAATTCCTGATCGATAAAATGTCCGTCGTTGACTTTCACAGGCCACGTCCCGGACCACTCAACCGCTTCAGCACAGTTAATCCCCGGGGGAGGGTCACTACCGGAAATTTCGCAGTTGACGCAGTTCGTCCAGAACAAACCGCAGTCCGTGATATCAAAGAGAGCGGAGTTGAAATTCTTGATTCGATACTGCGTGCCGGTCGAGCCATAGTCGCACGTTGTGTCGGTGCCTTCATTCGAACTGCACGGGTCCACGGGCGGAATGACGGGAGTTGTAACCGGGTTACTCGGCGGACCTTCGCCCTCGGTCGTGATCGGAGTGACAACATATGTATCGCCACCTTCGGGAGAGCCGGGCGGCAGCGGGACTCCACCTCCACCGGGCGGAGGCGTAACACATTCAGCGACGAGGATCAATTCTCCGCCCACCACCTGATAAATGTTATAGCAGATGACCGGTGGGTCCTCGCCGGGTTCAGTTTCCCAGTTCAACGAAAAAGGACCTGCACCCTCCCCGAGCACAATCACGTTGCCGACTGGCCGGATGCGACCAAACGGATTGAGCACCGGCAGAATGAGGGACAGAAGTCCACTGCCGGACAGAATCACCTCGCACGCAGCGGGCGACACATACTCAATCGGAGGACGACGAGCAAAAATAGTTTCGATTACAGAGTTCATAGGGCTTCACCAATTCCAAGGATTCTCGGGAGCAGCGCGGAGAGTTCAATCTCGGCGCGTTTTTGCGCGACTCGCTCAGCAACTCGATCTGCCGCATCCTGCGACACCACGCTCTCCCCGTATCCAACTCCCACGGACGTGATATTTTCTTGTGTGATAGAGACGGTCTTGTTCGCGGTGTAGATAACAATCTCTTTCGCTTCCATCTCGGTCACGAGCCCATCGCGGTCTTCGCCCTTGACTCCGGCCCCATCGAATCGGACGCCGTTGTAGCCGGTTTCGTTCTGGCACGCCTCGTTGGAACCATTTGTGTCCACCTGCTCATGCGTAGAGAAGGCGCGAATCCATCGGATGGCCGCTGGACCGTGACCCACGATGAGTAACTGAAAGCTTTCATCGATATCTTCATTGTTCGAAGATTCCACAGGACATGAACCGCTCTCGTCAGATTTCTGCCGGGCTTCTTCAGTGCGGGCCACGCGAGTCTGAGGTTTAAACGCAAAGATTTCGGTCTCCGCCGTGATCTCGTGCTCGGGCACAAGGTTACCGCGCTCCACGTTGAACCGCTTCGCGAGAATATTTTTGTAGGCCCCGCGCAAACCGCCAGCGTAGAACACGCCGAGGTCCAAATCTTCTTCGATGCCGACGAGCGCAACTTCCGCCCACCCGAACTTGCACATCTCCCCGGGAGGTTTGGTCTGCGAACTCTGACCAAAATATCCGCGCGTCTCCACGAACCATGTGATCGGGCATCCGTTGTCCAATCGATCTGGACGAAAAGCTTCCCACAGACGATTCTTGTCGTCCTTGTCAGTGGACACATGAAAAATTCGATCCTGACCGACGATGTTCCCATACACCCACTCGACCGGGCGAGTCCCGGTCCAGTAGCTCGCCCACGAGGGGCCGGAGTCATCGTTGATCGTTTCCAAGCTGGCGTTGTTAAGCACCCATGTGTGCTTGTTGAACGTGTCCTCAGCGGGCACGCTCATGAGCATGTAAGAGCCGAACGCTGCGCCTGCAACCGTGGTAAGGTCTTCCCCGAGGCGCGCCTTGCTGACCATCATCTCGTTGTCGCGAATCGGCAAGCGAGACGTAATCATACTCGCCTGCGCCGCATCGAGCATCACGACGCCACCAGCGGAACTGAACCACGAGAGGCGACCATAATGAGAGACGATGGACTTATGCGACGGCGTCCCAATTTTGAAAGCTTCCGCCTGCATGTTCGTGGTCGTCGGCCATGAATCACGGTCGCGAATATATGCCTTGATCAACTCCGCTTCGTTCTGCGTGAACACAATCAAGTTCGGAGTGTCGGATGACGGAGTCACCGCAAGACCGGTCACTTCCGACTTGAACGCAAACGCGCTAATGCCGCCGAGATATGTATCCTCACGAAAAGAAAATGGATTGGCAGGATCGCTGGCGCGAACAAAATTTCGATGCGCGACCCATAGGCGGTCGCCCACCCACGCCATCGGCCCGCCCACCGGCGTTTCGAATGCGTTGTCGCGGATGTGGCCGGACTGAGACCCATCGTAGTATGCGGGGGCAGTCTCGCCGCCGTCTTGGATGATCAACACGTTGCGCGGGTCGATTACCTCGATGGCCGACGCAAAGTCAGTCGTTTTTCGGCGGGCGGATTGAACGGTCTGACACCAGAATACCTGCTTCGCCGAAGGAGACATCAGGACCCCGGGAATCTGTTTAAACGAGAGAAAGGGCCAGCCCGAGACGTAGAGCACGCCAGAGATGCAGACCACAATCTGCTCCACCCCAAACTGGGGACGAAAAAGAGTGCCGCCTTGAAGCTTACCGTCCGGGAGTTCGGTGACGCATCGATAGCCGGGGCGACAGCCCGGCATACCGCCGACGTTGATCACGTTCTCACCGCACCAGTAATACCCGAGGGGCAACTGAGCGGGGTCCGTGTCGGATTTCATCCCACGGAAGAACGAGCCGTCGTAATCGTAAAAGGGTTGTGAGGGCATTAGACAATGTCGTAGTCATGTTTGTCCGTGAGCGCACCCGAACCGTCCATCACCTGAATCGGGCTGACGGTCGTATTCGGTTCCACTTTATTCTGCGCTTCCAACTCCAGACGCGTAGCGTTGACTTCATACGCCTGCGCCTCCGCCAACTTTTCGTTAGAGTAATATTTGCGCGCCTGAAGGCCGAGCAAAAATCCTACGCGGCTGCGGAGTGGGACGTGATCATACAGACTGGTGAAAACGGGATTCTTGCGCATGTATGCGATGCGCACCCACGAAGCACCGCGATTGATCTTGATGCGCCGGAACTGCGGAATTTCCTCGTCGGGCTCATACACTCCGAGCACGATGTTGTCTTCCGTCACCAGCTTGACCGAGCCTGCGGTCCTCGCTTTGAAAATTCCTGTGATGCGCGCGATAGTCGGCGCTTCTGTGTCCGGGACTGCAACGCCATAGATGGTCGGGACCTGATAGCCGTCGAGCCACTGGCCATCCACCTGTCGGCGCAGCTTGTTTCCATTCGTGTCGTATCCGTAGACGATCAACTCTTTGCCGTTGTCATCAGCGGTCTGGAGGTGCGCAACAAGTCGGCGAGGTTCGCTGAGATCGCGATACGTGACGTGCCACGCGCCTTGATCTTGCCACGACCAATCGCACGAACACCGACAGTCGCCCATACCGTTGAGATGAAAATTGAAAAGCGTTCCGTAGCCAAGTGTGGGGCGTCCACCGATGTTCACCGCGATGACGGTCTCCACCTCGCGAGGGAGCGTGATGCAACGGTCGTCGCCGGACGTGCAGATATCAAGCCACGCCTTGAATCCCTCGAACTCGCCCTTGTTCGCAATCATCGTGACCGCGTCACCGAGCCATCGGAACAGCTTGGTGTCGTCACAGACCCCGATGATCTTGCGGGCTTCTTCTTCTACGTCGGCAACCCGAAACATATTAATAGCTTTCTTTTTCGCGAGCGGCCATGTGCGCGTCGAGGGCTTCCTCAGCAGACTTGTCGCGCTTGCTCGGGGCCTCAGTTTTCTTGGCCTCAACAGAGACGATCTCCTGAACCTCCACGGTGCAAGAATACGAGCCGTCCTTTTCCTCGGTGCTCCGGGCTTTCTTATACCGAATTACCATCAGCCCTTCTTTGGGAAGGTCCAGCGGCTCATCCTCGTGAAAGGTGATCGAAGGATAATATGGGTCCTCCGGCCCGAGAGGCGATGGCCCTTTCATAGGTTCGCCGAGTTTGATGTTGAGATTCATCTTCATATACTAAAAGGTGCGGTTTTTTAGGGGTTGACGATACCCTCCAAATACTTGATCACGGCGAAATTCATCTGCCGCGCAGTGCCTGCGCCACCCACGGTGTTCTTCACACCCGCCACGAAGCGCATCGCAGTCGCGGAAGCAGGAAGTTGCACCGTCGCCGTTTTAACCAAAGTATTATTGATATAGAATCGAACTTCAGAACCGCCGTTCTCCCACTCGATACGAAAATCCTGCGTGGTGGTTGTGGAAACGTTCACGCCCGTCGTGAAGACGTTCAAATTTGTGCCATCATACGTGACGACCTTCCACTCCGAATCAGTTCCGGCTGAATACCGAAACCCAACGAACGTCGTCCCCGGCGTGTCACTATTATTTCCGAACAGGGTAGCACCCGTATTCGCAGCCCAACCAATCCAACATCGATTTCCCGATGTCTCATTCAAATTACACAGGATGACCGATGTCATCTTATAACTCAAAAAGAACGTGCTCGTTGATGGGGCTTCATAGAATGCTGAGTTGTTCAGCGTCGTAGAAGTGCGAAGATCACGACCTTCCAATTTTGTTGAAGTGGCCGCAACCGGATTGCCGGAAGAAGCCGTAGAAGTCATCGCATTCCCCAAGCTGGTAGTCCCGCCGTTGTAAAAATAAATCGCTCGCTCTACGGCTACGTTCCATTGCTTCGTTCCGTCCGCGCCCGCTGCACCGTTTGAACCGGCTGCGCCGGTCGCGCCGGTATCGCCCTTATCACCCTTCGGGATAAAGTTCACCTTAACGATGTCGTTATCGCTGAAGGAACCGTTCGACACGATTCCCGCCACAGTGAAAGTATCCCACGATCCGTTATCCGTCAGCGTCCCGCTAATGGAGAAGACTGCAAACACCGAAGGATCGCTGTCCTTCCGCATTGTGAGAGTCCCACGAATCGTGGAAGTCGAATCGTCCCATGACGCGAGGTAAGCCGCCAACGCGTTTGCATCTCCATCCGTTTCCGAGATGTAGAGCGCCGTCGCGGACAGGAGAGTGGTATTATTAAATTGCAATTTGCCGGAACCGGGATCAGTTGCGGTCGTGGTCGTATCGTAAGTATACTTGAGACCCTGATTCCGGCCATCCGCACCGTTCGTCCCGTTGGACCCATTCGAACCGTTCGAACCGGCTGCGCCAGTCGCACCAGTTGCCCCAGTCGCGCCGGTATCGCCCTTATCACCAGTCGGGAAGAAATGAACCTTTACGACATCGTTATTAGCGAACACCCCAGTCGATGCTACGTGCGTTACTGAAAACGCATCCCACGCGCCATTGTCGGTGCGATTGCCAGTAATTTGAAAAATGGCGAACACTGAGGCGTCCGAGTCCTTGCGCATCGTGAGCACGCCACGAATCGTGGAAGTGCTGTCATCCCACGTCGCGAGATAGTTGCCGAGGGACAACACGTCACCATCCGTCTCAGAAATAAAGAGTGCAGTAGCGGAGGCAAGCGTCGCGTTGTTGAACTTCAGGAACCCGGAGCCGGGATCAGAGTTGGCGGTATTCGTGCTGTAAGAATACTTGATGCCAGCTTCACGACCGCCAGTTCCGCCAGAACCGGGAGAACCAGTCGCGCCAGTCGCGCCCTTCTTTTGGAAGGTCCAAACGATATTGTCCGCATTCGCAAAATTCCCACCGCTCGTGGCCACGCATGTCACAACGTAGTGGTGCCGGGCTCCCGCAACCGAATGGCTGACGACTTCAAAAATACCGTAAAGAGGAACGGCATCCTTGTTGTAGATGAAAATCAAATCGCCTGCGGTATCGGGGAGCCCTAGAGCGTCGTCATTGAAATTATTTTCCGCGTCCGTCTTGTTTACATAAATGTCGGTAACATCGCCGAAATCATTATCATTGAACGTGATTTCCTGCGAGCCCGGATTCGTCGAGTTGTTCGTGTTGAAGACGTAAGGGAACGCAACCGCGCCGCCCGGACGACCATTCTCGCCATTTGCGCCATCCGCACCGTCCGCACCATTAGTGCCGTTCGTGCCATTAGTGCCGTTGGTTCCATTTGTGCCAGCCGCACCCGTGTCGCCTTGGTCACCCGTGAAGGTAAAATTCAAAACCAGCGTGTCGCCGTCCACAAACGAACCGTTAGATG